AAAGAGCCGAGCCAGCTAATCCGTTTGCGGATAACGAGCAGTATCAGGCTTTGATGGAATATCAGAAGTCTATGCGCCCGAACGAGGATCAACGCGCTCAGATGCAGTCTTTGATGGATTCAATGCAGCCCAACCAAGAGCAGCAAGATCGTATGGGCGAGCTACGCACCGCGTTTGAAGGCACTGGTGGTTACAAAGACTACAGAATTCAACAGATGGAACAACAGCTACAGCAGCGCCAACGCCGTAACCCGAACATGGGTATGGGTATTGGGAGTCAGCGCCCACAGGGAATGGGTATGTTTGGCGGGTTTCCCCAACGACCACAACCGATGCAGAACCAGTATAGCGGTATTATGGGTGGAATGAATCGTGGATACGGTCAGCAGCCAGCTTACCAACAGCAGCAGCAACAACCGCAGCAGCAGTATCAACAGATGCCGCAGCCACAGTATCAGCCTTATCAAAACCCGTACCAGCAGTCGCAGCCCCAACCGCAGCAGTATGGCGGTTACGGAATGAATCAGCAGATGGGTGGATTTGGTGGTTATGGTGGAATGTCGAATCCGTACCAGCCGCAGCAGTACGGTAATCAGAACAATTCTATGAGTTATCAGCAGCCAATGTATTAGCGGGATCAGCTTTTACTTACTGATCCCACGATTTTTATAAACGCTTTTTAGTTCTTTGCGCTATATATTGGAAAAGTCCCGAACCTAACTTCTTTTGCACAACACTTACCAAACCGGCTTGATTAGCCATTAGAGCATCTAGTCTAAATGGGCCTCCTGCATATTGTCCGATGTGGTAATGTATTTTGTCTCCGTATTTTGTCTCTTTCAACGCATTACTAAATGCGTCTTTGCTCCTCACACCAACTAGGTCTACCGTGTTTACGGGATCATTCTTCGTCGAGTTTAATTCCAGACCTGTCATTTTTTAGCTCCTTTTCAAACATTACTATCATCACCTCAATTTCCTCTACTTGTTGGTAGAGGGTAAATCGCCTCCTATTCTTCGCATCTGTTTTCATAGATAGAAGGCGATTATTTAACATTTTCTTAACTCTGTCCAAACTTTTCGACATGGATTAATCCCACTTAGCGTTGCCTTTTAGAATGATAGCATCACCAACGATGCCTGTATCGCACATCTTGGACGCCTCTTCGTTAAACGGTAGGCCCTTTAGAAGACCTTCTTCGTTAACAAGGATTTGGATTTCTTGGTCAGTAGGTGAACGAACCATTTCTACTAGCCCACCTACAAGAGCTTGTGCTTCTTCTAGGGTGGGTTTCTTGTCTTCAAATACATGAATCATTTTAATTCTCCTTTACAATGGGATTAATACCACAACTTCCCACTATTAGTCAATAGTAGGTTCATTAATATGTAAGTTACCGCCTACAACGCCGATAAACTTCTTCGGCCCACTGCGTGTAATTTTATACTGCCCGACACGACCCGATTTTTGCAGCTTGGTGATGTCACCCTCTAGCGTGTCGGAACTTACGTTTAATAGCCTAATGTTAGCAGCCAGAAGATCGTCTTCAGGCGCAATCCGAATCATTTCAAACAGCCCATCTGTTTTACCACCTTTGGTAACTGGATTACCGTGTGCTTCACGCTCTGAAACAAAACTAAACACCAAGTCCATTCTATCCCGAACAGGTTTAGAAAACTGCACAGACGTAATGTCTGCGGTTCTGTCTTCCAACAATCCTGTGTTCGGGTTACGCATGAAATGCCTGAAGTCCCTGTTCGCTGGGCCATTTGATTTCACAACAGCACCATCGAACACACCGTTTCGTGTGTATTTTAGGTTGAGGTCTTTGCATCTCTGCTTGCCTACTGACTCAGTAACAGGCCAAACGGCGAACGCAGCACGCACGCCATCAACGATAGCAGATGTACCACGAATCATGTTCCGCGCTTCCTCTGGAGTTGTCACTGGTCTGTCATCTTTGATCTTTGCCATGTGGTGATTAACCATGACAGTCGCGCCTGTTTCGGTTGCCATCTGTGCGAGCATCCCCATAAAGGCAGCACCCGCCGCTGGATCAGCGTTTACATCTGCGTGAACAAACGATGCGAGTGGGTCAATTATGATTAGTTTCAGGTTTGTCATCTGAAGCATCTCTTCGTAGATGCGCGTGAATTCCATGCCCATAATGTATGAGTTGTCGAACTTCTGCATCACTGGGAATACACCGCCGAGGTTTGGCAATGGCAAGATGCGCAGCTTATATTCGTAGTGTTCACGATATTTCTTTGGATCAAGGCGTGAGATACGCCTGTGCATCTCGTCCTTGTCATCTTCCGCAGTAAGGAGAATTGCATCCCCATGCTCTGCTACAAGACCACCGAACGCGCTTTGCATAGATGCGCCAGAGGATACCTTCATAGCGAGGTCAAGAGTCATCATGCCTTTGCCGCTATCGCCAGCAGCCGCGAACACAACAGGCACGCCGAGAGGTATCGTATCACCGATAAGAAACTTTTGTTCGGGTGGAGAGCCAACGAAATACTTGTCGATCAGCAGGCTGTCATCAAGCAGGGAGATAGGTTTCTTTATCTTGTTCTCATGTGACTTGATGAACTTCTCGATTTCAAAATCTTCTTCGATAGCGTCAGCCGCGTCCCACTTATCTTCTTTATTTGCAGGGATTTTGAGCATCAGAGTTGATTTGGCTCCAGCTTCTTTCGCTTGAGTTTCAACGATGCGAGCCAGCTTCTTGCCAGCCTCGTCATTATCAGGCCATAGGATCACATCTTTGTTGCGTAGGTGTGAGAAGTCGAACTTACTCGCAGTGTTCTCAGAGAGCATCCCAGCACCGCCTATGGTGCAAGTTGCTGCATATCCTAGCTCAGTTAGAGCGTCAGCACATTTCTCTCCTTCGACCCATATGATTTTGTTGGCGTCTAATATGTTCGGGATGTTGTAGAGTGGTCTGGGTTCAGGAACACCTTGGCGACCATCCATAAATTGACGGAACTGCTTCTTAGGTTTCCCGGCGCTATCCCGAACAATTCCTCCTGTTTCGTCCCGGTCATAGTATTTTCGGACGGAAACGATGACCACGCCATGCTCGTCAGTATAGGTATATTCGCTTTCAAAGGGAGTGTTTGGCCCGATTGCACGTTTTTGTTCGGGTTCCATTGGTACAACATTAGGCTGCTGGGCTGTAGATAGTACAAAGTTTTGGGGATTGTTCGGCTTAACGATGTTTTCGGGCGGAGCAACGTAGTCTTTGGTTATGTATTCTTTGAAGAAGTCAAAGGTTTCGGACAGGGAATATCCGCGACCCTCCTTAAAAACCTTACAGATACCACCAACGCCATCACCTGACTCAAAGTCTTTGCCTGTCATAAACCACGGGCTACTTACATCAATGTTAATCCTCAGAGATTTTCCAGCTTCACCCCGCAACGATCCTATAAAGAATTCCTTGCCGCGCTGAATACCTTCTGGGTACGTTTCCATCAATAACCGCAACTGCACGCTTCTAGGAACTTCCCTAGAAATACGCTCTGCGACATCCTTTGTTGTCTTGCCAAAACTTAAAACATTCATTACTTTGCCCCTATACCCGATCTATCTTTTAAATGTGGGGTGCCGCCGACCAAGCGCACCTCACATTTTTTTATGCTCTCCAACACGTTTCTCTAAATTCACAAAACTTGCACAAGAAAAAATCTTTACTTTGAGCAATACGCGGTAGAATGTCACCAGCTTTTGCAGCCGTCAATATATTTACCGCCCTGTCGCTGGCCTCTTGCGCAAGATTATGGTCATACGGCACAAGCTCATAATAAACTTCTGACGTATTTTTATTTACAACTGTGAACAATGCAGGGTTTTCGTAAAGGTCCATATACGTTTGATACAGAGCTATTTGAGTCGCGTAGGTTGGGTTTGCCTTTGCAACCCCATGTCTTACGAAAGCCTTAAACTTACTGTCGTTTGATGATTTGCATTCCCATAGGCTAGGATAATCCATAGCCACTGGCCCACCACAAACCACGCCATCTATGTGTCCTTTGATTTCTCCATCAGCGATTGAGAACCCAAACTGCTTGCCGTCTTTCTGCTCTGTGCGCAGATCAAAACCAGCGTCCTTGAGCCACTTGGCTGTGTAGTCTTCGATCTCATGCCCGAACTGAAAGATACGCAACGTGCGTGCCGTAAAAGCCTTGTCAGGATCAATAGGGTAGTCGAGATAGCGATACTGTATTTTGCGCTGGCATTCATCACCAATGCTAGACGCACCAATGTATGCGCGTCTTTCACGCTTCTCTTCCCCTGCAACTATGGCGTTGTCTACTGCTTCCCTTATGTGATCCGCTACTGGATCAGTTTTAGAACGGGATTGAAGTAGAGGGCCAAGAGCCTGTTGACTTAAAGTAAGTGTCTTCGAGTTTTCCAATGTCGATCTCCGCTGCTAGACGTTTTGATTCTTGTATTCCAAATATAAGTGTTTGTACTTGTTCTTCTGAAAGATCAGAAAACCTTGTACCCCAACCAAACTTACCCAATATAAAAGCTAATTCTTTCATAGGCGTTGGTGCTGTATCAACTTCGCTCAATGTATTGTCCCCTCTCCTGTTACGCATAAATTTATTATGCTGTTAATTTCATCTTGATCTGCGTCTTTATTTCTAAAACTTATGTTAAAAACCTCTTTGCCT